CACATTACGGGGTTCTTGGCTTTCCAACCAAAGTTCACCCCCCGTACCTTATACCGTTGCTCTGTTAACCTGTCAAGTATACCGTAGCCCAAACCGCCTTCGTCTATTACAGTCAACGTCGGTTTGAACTCATCAATCGCGTCAATGACACGACCTACAATCGACATTGTATCTTCGCCCTTGTACCGCTTGATCGCTACAATGTCACGCCCGCGTCTGACGACAATGACTGTACTGTCCAGACCGCCGCGTGCCGGATCGACCCCTATCACTATAGGTGCGGTTTCGTCCTTGTACTTAGGCCGCTTAAATGCGTCTTCGACCACCATCGGCGAGATGAACTGATCCTCGCCTGCGCTTGGAAAGTCGCCGTACACTTCTACGCGCGCCTGTATAGAATCTTCGCCGTATTCCGCGATGATCTGCTCGTAGACTTGTTTGTCCGTACCCTCGACCGTACGCGCATCTATCTGGCGCGTCTGCCAGAAGTCACGCTTACTATTAAACGTCTCAAAGAAGTACCCGCTGTTGCGTCGTGGGTTGCTAAACGCAAACCAGTAACGGTCCAAAATGTTCTCTGTGAAGAAGCCAGCCCCCACCGCCCAGATCGCGTCGGCAATACCAGACGCCTCGTCAAAGATCAACATCATTCCGTCGTGGTTGTGTACCCCCGCGTAGGCGTCTGGGTTCTCTTCACTCCATAGCTTGCCCTCTGCCGCCCAGTAGCGCGTACCTTTCTTTAAATCGCGCTCGACTAGTTCGGTCAGCCATTGCGCTGGTACGATTTTAGTCGCGCTAATCTCCCACCAATGGCTGTTGATGATCATCGCTTGCCACTTGGTCAGTTCGCCCCAAGTGACCGACCTTAACTGCGCTTCGCTGTTGGCGCTGACGATGACCGTCGAGCCGATCCGAGTGGACAGCATCCACAATATCAGCCAACTCACCAGCGCAGACTTACCAATCCCTCGCCCGCTGGACACCGCCTCGCGTAGCGTGTCCATGTTGACCTTACCCTCGTTGACTCTAATGTGTTTGGCAATGTCACGCAGTATTTCGCGCTGCCATTTGCGCGGTCCGCTGAACTTAGCTAACGGTGTGTTGGGTTGACCCCAAGGAAACGCGAACAGTACAAACGCTTCAGGATCGTTTGCTATCGCGGGTGACCACAACCGCGTCATCAATGTCTGCTCTTCGGCTGATGTATAGATCGTTTTTTGCATTTTCTAGCACTCTGGTTTGCGCGGCTTCTAGCGCCTGTGTGATGCTGATCCGTTGATACACATCAACACTAACTTCTTGCTTGGCCGTCCACTCGTGACGGTGACGCAGGATCTCTAACGCGGCCTTGGCGTCGCCACCTAACGCCGCGCTATTAAGAACTTGCGAGATTTCTCTTTCATTGTCAGCGCGGCCTTTTTGTTCTGCCATTTCCGCTAACGGATCTAGCTGACACAGTTGCCGATATTCAGCGGGCAGCATACCAGCCGCCAGCGCCAACGAGTCACCTTTCAGACCTAACTTCGCCGCGTCGTAAATGGACTGAAGACGCGCCTCGGTTGCCTGAACATTTCTGACAGTTAGTGGCAAAGATTTGAACATGATTGGATTGTAACAAAAAAAATTTTAAAAAATGTTTGTGGGGGGTGCGTTTACGTGACCGGCCGGGCCAAGGCCCTACCCGGCCCCCTTCGTGTACCCGCTTGTTTGCCATGTCCACAATGTCCGATGCGGCCGTGTGAGCGTGTACCCGCATGTGAGCGTGCTAAAAAACCGTTATAAAGTGGAGTGGTATTTATCCACTTGTACCCGCCTGTTTGCCATGCTACGAAACCGTACTATTTTTTAGTGTGTGAGCGTGTACCCACATGTGAGCGGTTTTTAGCCGGGTAAAAAATCGCGCCGGGAAAAACGCGCGCGGATTTGGTGGCCGTCGTCCAGCAAAACCCCCTATATTATAAAATTCAACTTTTTTCAAAAGTAGACTAGTTAACATCCGGGTACACCCCGCAAAACCGCGCCGTTATGCCGTTTTGTGTGGACACTTGCCCCTCAAAAAACGCTCACAAAACGCTCACAAAGTGTCCACACTCTCAGATTAGGGTTTCCCCTAGTCAAAAAGTTATTGACAAGCGTTATCCGCGCGCGTACAGTACACACATGGCGACGCAGAACGCAGCGCCAACAACCCTACGGAGAGCAACATGACCAAATCAGAACAGCGCGAAGTTTCCCGGCTTGATCTTTACATTGCACACGGTATGCGCGATACCGCAGCGCGCGCAATCGCTACGTTGATCCGCAGCGCGCGCACCACGCGCAGCGCGAACGAACTCCGCGCGATTGCCGCCACGATGAAACTTGATCAGCACCCCGATTTCATTGCCTAACAACAACACGGCGCGCCACACGGCGCGCCAACAACCCGGAGAGCAACATGAAATTCAAACTTGACGTTACCCGCGACGTTTCCATTGGCGATGATTCGTGCGTGCTAGTGCTGCCACTAGGATGGCGGTTTGATGACGAATTGATCCACGTCCGCACGTTCGACACCCTTAAGGATTTGCGAGCGGCCGCGCGCACTAAAGTTATCCCTTGCGACTGCTATCCGTGTAAACACTAAAATTTCAGCTAATGCGTCCGACGCGGGCGCATTGGCGGGCGTTTTGTCCGATTACACTTCACTAACCTACGGAGAACACACAATGGCAACACTATCAAAACACGGGACTGAAATTGGGCGCTTGGTTTACGTTGACTACGTAAAATCTTATCGTTCGGATGGTACGGTTCTGAAAAACCACGGGTTCGGCTGGAAGTTATCTGGCAAGTGCAAACCCGGCGCCAGCATCGTCGATGTGTACGAAAAAGCGGCCGCGCATCAGCGCGATTTTCTTGCCAAGTATCCGGCACACGCAGCGTACCGGAAAGAACTACATTCGCTTGCCGGTATCGGGAAAGCGTGGAAACTTCACCAATGCGTCCAGCTAATGCACGATGACGTCGACGGTGTATGGTCGGAGTGTTGCGACGGGTACAGCGACAATGTGCACGCTGACGTCGACGAAATTGCGAAATTGTGTCGAATCTATGAGGATTCACGGCGCGAGCGCGAAACTGTAGCGGCCTAAAATTCCAGCTAATGCGCCCGCGTCGGGCGCATTGGCGGGCGTTTTGTCCGATCACACTAACCTAAGGTGCACTAAATGAAAATCAACGTTAAACTTTCAGCGCTGCGCGCAATTTCACAATTCAGCGCTGATCAGGATATTCGTTACTACCTGAACACGGTTCGGGTCGAAGCGGATCAGAACCGCACAATCTTAACAGCGACTGACGGCCATTGCTTGGGCATCCATCGTACGCTGCGCGCTGAAAATGAAGTCAGCGACAAGGTGACGATTCTATTGCCGTTCGACGTCATCAAAATGCTCAAGCCCGCAAAAAATAAACTCGATGCGGCCGTCATCGAAACTGACGACGGGTTGAAGGGTACGATTAGCGTAGTGGGTGGCATGACAATCGGATGGGCGGCCGTCGATGGCAAGTTTCCCGATATTCCGCGCGTTATTCCGCAAAAATGCTCAGGGGAACCCGCTCAGATAAACCCGGCCGTACTCGCAAAGTTTGCGGCCGCTAACAAGTTATTTGGGAAAACATGGGCGCCTAAAATCTGGCATAACGGGACGTCATGCGCGGCCGTTACGCTTGAGGAACCCGACTTTTTCGGATGCCTGATGCCTTACCGCGACCCGGAAGGGTTAACCGCTTATGCTGCGCCCGCTTGGACACTCGAAACATTTTAAGGAAAAACATCATGAGCAACTATAACGGCTGGACTAATTACGCAACTTGGCGCGTCAATCTTGAGATATTCGATGGACTTGACTTTAAAGAATATTGGCCGGGATCCGACAAATGGGACGCCTACGATCTCGGAGATTTTTTGAAGGGGTATGCCGAAGAGTTAATTGAATCTAGCTCTTCGGAAGGCTTGGCCCGCGACTACGCGCTTGCGTTTATTGCCAATGTCAACTGGCACGAAATCGCTGCCCACTATCAGGATGAGGTCGAGGTATGAAACTCGAAACCTACTGCACTTTCGCGCTTGTCGCGTGGATTATCGTAACGGGCGCAATATTGCTTGAGAATATAGCGGCCGCGTTGTGTCGTTAGTGATCGCGGCCATATTGGCCGCAATCCTAGTGATTATCCTAGATCTATAACCCGCCGAAAGGCGGGTTTTTTACGTGGGTTGATAATCGGGTTCGACCATGCGACGCAGCGTGGACGCGCCCACGGCCGCTAGATCGGGCGCGCAATATACGTGTCGCTTAGACTCCAACCCGCGCGCGGCAACGCGGCCGCAGTCGATCCATCCGGCCTCTTTAATCGCTTGCAATAACGCTTGCTGATACAGCTTCAACCCGGCCGGGGCCGACCGCGCCAGATCGTCCAAAACGGCCTGAAGAGGGGCCGCGATCACACCGCGGGTAAAGACACCTTTACGGGCGCGCATTAGCTCCAGAATGTAAGACTCTGCGCCCGATAGGCTGTTTTCCGTCATCGTCTGTTTAAATTCCGTCATTGGCGGGGCCGCGCCCGGATTGAATCGCGACACGTCGCGAGCGTGCAACCAAGCGGCAACGGCCGCGCGGCCGCCCGTTCTAAGCCACTGCCAGATTGCGGCCCCGTCAGCGTCTGACATGCGGCCCACGTGCGACCATATGCAGAACCAGCGACGGTCTTGCGCGCTAATACTGATAGGCAATAGATCGTTAGAAAACGCCAGCACAAAGCCCCGATTAGCCATCATATAGGGGTGTAACCCTTTTCTATTTACGGCCAGAACCTCAGGCGGGGCCGCGATGATCGGCTTAAGTTTATTGGCTAGCACGCGCCTATCGGCCGCAAGCGCTTCTTTAAGCTCGTTGATAACTAGAATCTCAGACTCTAGTTGATAGCCCCATTGGGACGTCAGCGACTCATTGTCGACCAAGCCCAGATTATGCTTGTTGTCCCCGCAGACGGCCCATATAAACGGGTCATACATGGTGTCCTTGCCCGACCCTTCATCCGATGCGTGCAGAATCGCGTGATTGATCTTCACGCGCGGGTTCTGCACTTTATAGGCCATGACGTCCCATATATGATCTAGTTCTGACTGTACCGGGACAAGTTTGCGGCAATGATCGATCCACGCTTGTATAGGCCCCGCTATAGGCGTCGGGCGCGCGTCGACCCAACGATTCGCATAGGGTAAATTGTCCCGTACGGCTAGAACCGACTCGCCCGCAGCATAGGTCAAGCCCGCGAGGATATGGCCGCCCGCGGCCGTTCGGTTTTCGTCAAACCATAGGGACGGGTTGATAATGCGCGCCTTGCCACCGTTATTGTGCAGCGAATGGCACATGATTCCGCGATAGGTCGCATCGAACGCCCGCCGCGATATAAGCACACGGTCCACTAGGTCGAAATAGGCGTCATCCGACTGAACATAAGCGAAACGCTTGAACCAGTCGGCCCGCTCAACGCGCGCCCGCTCGCGCGCTTCGACTTGCGCGATCACGGCTTTAGCATCATCCGTAAACATTTCCGTAGGCGTTAATTTAGATAACGCCCCGCCTATCACGGACGCTAGAAGCTCATCACGTAGGCCATAGGTCCGCTTGGGACCACCCTGTTCTTCAACCCACGCTAGAAACCGCGCGGAGTCCCACTCAACGCAATGCGAGTGCAGACAGCAATAGGCCCGCGAAGCGGGCATATAGCGGCCCTCTGGGTTGCCATCCGAATGTTCCGCGCTATTAGGGCAGATCACACCCCACCAGCCCGCTGGGTTACCTTTTTGTGTAACTTCCTTACGTTCGACCAGCCACGCTAGAACGTCATCCGAGCCGTCATCCTTTAGGACGCCCGGACGGAATGTCGTGGTCTCGACTGCGCCGGGAACGACCGATAAAGCGCCGCAGATTTCTTCAAGGCTAAACTCGCGCGACGGGTTGAACTCAACCAAGCGCGCAGCGAAGCGCCCGCGTCCGGGCTTTAAGTTGATCGAGCCGGGGATGCGTATATTGCGGACCGGATTGATAGCGCCGGGGTCCGTATAACCCGCAGCGGCTATAGCCTTGATCGCGGCGCTATAGACCGATTTATGCGGCTGATCGTCTAGCCGGAATACGTAGCACCATTGAAAGTTATCTTTCGACGTTTCAATGATCCACGTAGGTCTGATCGTTGGCGTCTTCGACTTCGTGCCGACGTCATCTAGAACCAAGCACCATACGTTCTCGCAAAACGCAGCCCCCGCCGACACTCTTTGACCGTCGAAGCGCGACTCGATAAACGAGCCGATATTGACGTACCACGCGCCTTCACCGCGCGGCTTACGCGACGCGGGGTAGATGTAACTATCCCCCTTGGGGACTTGTTTCGTAAACAGTACAACCTCGCCCTCTGGCGCGAGGGCTATGATATGATTCACGAGTTCCATGTGCTCTCCTCAGTTGATCCCGCCCTAGCCGGCGGGATTTTTTTGTCCGGCTATTTGCCGTAACGGGTCATCTGCTTAACTTCTGCCTTTAGTGGCAAACCTGCCGCCCACGGCGGCGACGTACACATCACGCGGCGTAATACGTCGGGGTCACCGTCCTCAAGGACGATCTCGTCGTGTACGTGAAGCACTACGTTATCTAACTGACGTAGCGCATAGCGCAGCACATCATTTGCGACTGCTTGCGTAATATTCTCGCAAGCCAAGCCCTTCCATAATCTAGCGCGCGGCCATTCTTTAGCGTCAGCGGCGGGCTTCCAAGCGGCTTTACAGTATGAAATGCCATCGTCTTCCAGTTTGGCGAACGGGTAACACAGAACGCGGCCCGAAGGAAGAATGTACCAGAGATGCTGCCGGTCGAACAGATAAGTCACTCGACCCGCGCTGAACTCCGCATTAGGCGTGTGCATGGCTGATGTATATGCGCGCTCAAGTTCTGACCAGAACCGCACGGCCCATTGGTTAGACCGCCGCCACGCGTCTACCATGCGCTTGGCGTCGGCCTCCGGTAGATGGATACCATAGGCCCGACCCATCGCCGCGAACGCGCCTACGCCCCCGGCGTACCCGCACGATAGCTCCTGAACCTTGCCGATCTGACGCTGATCGTCCGTCACTTGATCGACTGAGCATCCAAACGTCGCGGCGGCGTTGATCTTGTAGATGTCTTGGTCGAACTGCTTGAGCTTCTCGTCGCCCATGCCCGACAGCCACGGGTTGACGCGCGCCTCAATAGCTGACCAGTCCGCGACTACGAAATTACCAACAAGCGCGGGTCTAAGCATTCCTTTGAGCACATCTGTAACTCTTCGTCCGTGAAGAGGGACAATTGCTCGACCGGCGACCATGTCGTCTCTAACGGCAGCGGGATCTTTGGCGGTCTTGCGGGTGAAATTATGGACTTGTGCGCCGTAAGAAGAGGCTCGCCCCGTCGCAGATCCGCCAGCAAAAACAAATGCGCCTCGTACGCGGTCATCTTCGACATCGGCTAACTCCTGCAATCGTTTGAACTTCGCAATCGAGGACGCCCATAGATCGTCCGCGCATTGCACGACTTCGCGCACATCCGGGTCTAGGTCATCACACGCTAATAGATTAGCGCGAACGGCCTTGTCGATGCTGTACTTCTCACCGACCCACATTAATTTCTTCTGTTCATCCGTGACGCGCGTCAGCACCCACTCGCGCATACGTGGTGAGCGCACGGCTAGACCGCCGGTGATCTCAGTTACGATACTTTGTATCTCGGCTAGTTCGGCGTCAGCGTAGCGAATAGCGGCCTTGCATAGTGCAACGTCCACCTTGACGCCACGGTCGTTGATGCGCTCGTTTACGTGGTAGTCAGTCATCTCATCTTGAGATAGTTGACGCAGGGCAAGACTCACGGCGCGCATAGCGCGCACATCCTGCTCGCAGTATTCGATGAGTTCGGGGATTAGCGTTTTATTATAGGGCGGCACGCAACATTGCCGCACAAGGTAGTCACCCCGGCGGTCTTTCTTCATGTCAGCGCCCGCGAACCTGCCGACGTCCTCAAGCGACCCCGGCGCGCAGTTGGCGCGGGCTTGTGTTGCGGTGCAATAAAACTGCTCAAGATCAAAGTTGATCTGGAGCACATACCAAAAGATCAGACGCTCAAACGCGGCGTTATGCGCGCGGATCTGACCTTTATGATTTAACACATCAGACGGAAATGTTAAGTCTGGGGTCCAAGTTTTAACAGGTCCATCGTCGAAAGCGTAGGACATACAGATGACTTCGGTTTCCAAGTCCTGCGCGTAGTTATAGACACCCGCGACCCGAAGGTCGCAGGTGCTACGGGTTTCAAAGTCAACCCAAAGGATCACTTACCCTGCGCGACGGCGGCGCGTCGGCTGGGGAGCTTCCTCTACCTCTTCAGGTCCGTCCATCGACATAAACTCGACGATCTCAAAGATCGGCGTGAAAATGCGACCGTAGGACTTGTGCTGATAGTGCTCTTTCTTAAGCAGCACCACAGGCACGGGCTTCGACTCATCAACTGACACCTGATTAGCAAACGCAGATGCCAGCGCTTCATAGGAACGCTTGCCGCCAACCGAAGTCGTGGTGTAGCGCGCCTCTAAGCCCTTGTCCTCGCCGGTCAAACACTTGAGCGAGAACCCGACTTGCTTCTCCCACCCGCGCGTGGCGTGGGGAGGCGCGTCGTCCGTGTCAGGCAACGGATCGGTGAGCGCAACCATCTTCTCACCCAATACCACCCCGTCACCCCAC